GCAACCCCTGCCGCTGCTGCCGCTCCGGTGGCAACCCCTGCCGCTGCGCCTGCCGCCGCTGCTCCGACCGCCAACACCACTCCCACCACCAAGGTTGTGACGCTGGACGAGTATGTGAACGCCGCTCCGGCCCCGGTGCAGGAAGTGCTTCGTAACGCGATTGCGCTGACGAACGCGAACCGAGAGGCTGCGATCGTCACCATCACGGCGAATTCCGATTTCACCAAAGAAGAGCTGGCTGGCAAATCTCTGGCCGAACTGGAGAAGCTCGCCAAGTTGGTCACTCCGAAAAACTACGGCGGCATGGCCCCCGTTGCGAACGCCAGCCCCACCAAGGAAGAGCCGCTGCCGCTGCCGTCCATGACGTTCGGCAAGTAACCCGCAACAAACCAAAACGATCCAGAAACAAACATTATGGAATACCCGAAACGCATTGTTTTGATTGGTCGCGGCGGGCGCCCCGAAGAGGGAACGGCCGCTGGCACCATCACCCCCGGCATGCTCGTGAAGCAGAATGCCGATGGGAATATCATCGCCCACGACTCGAACGGCGGTCACGCCGAACGTCTGTATGCGTGCGAGGACGCCCTGCAAGGCAAGACCATCGATGACAACTATTCTTCCGGGAACGTTGTCACCCTGCACTTGGCCGCGCCTGGGGATGTGGTTTACGCTTTGCTCGCCCCCGGCGAAAACGCAGACCCGTCCGAGTTTTTAATGAGTGGTGGGAATGGCTACCTCAAGGTGGCCACCTCCACCAATCAACGTGTTGCTGTTCCGCTGGAGTCGGTGGACAACAGCGATTCAGGTGTCACGGATCCGGCCCGCATCCGCGTTCGCGTGCTCTAAACGAATCCAACCGAAAACACTCTCACAAAATCGAACTATGGAAGTAATTCTGAACGGACAGGCCCACGGGAGCATGGCCTCTACGCTGTTGGCTAACAACTTCGACATCGGTGCATTGCGCCCCTACATTGGGGAGGGTGGCCGATCGTTCATCACCCAAAACGTGGGCGGCAAGCAGATCGCTGTCCCCACTCACAACGCGGCCACTCTCCGCAAGGACGAATGGATCGAGTTGGATCAGGTTGTGACCGCCGCCGCCAAGGAACGTCTCCGCCTTGTCTCTGACCTGCGCGGCGCCGGGCTCCAATACAACATGGGTGGCAACGGCATGGGCCGGACGGTGCTCCAGACCCAAAACATCTCGGACATCACTCCTGCCAAGATCAGCATGGAGCCGGGTGTTGCGAACCAGGGCGATCGTCCTGAGTTCGATCTGACGAACCTACCTCTTCCTGTGATTCATCACGGGTTCGAGTTCCACGCTCGTCAGCTCGCCACCTCGCGCAACAGCGGGACTCCGCTGGATACGACTGTTGCCGCTCTCGCCGGTCGTCGTGTTGCTGAGATGGCGGAACAGCTTGCCCTCGGCACTGCGGCCTCCTTCACCTATGGCGGTGGCACGGTCTACGGGTTGCTAAACTTCCCGAGCCGCATCACCAAGTCGGATCTCGCTGATCCCACGGACAGCGGTTGGGTTCCGGGCGACACCGTTCGCGACGTTCTGGCCATGCGCCAATTGAGTGTCAACGCCAAGCACTACGGCCCATGGGTGCTCTACAACTCTCCCGCCTGGGACGCGTATCTGGATGATGATTACAGCGGCCTCAAGGGGGATAACACCCTCCGTGAGCGCATCGCCAAGATCAATGGGATCCGCGACATTCGCACCCTGGACTATATGACGGGCTACAACCTTGTTCTGGTCCAGCAAACCACCGATGTTATCCGCATGGTGGTCGGCATGGAAATCTCCACGCTCCAGTGGGAAACCAACGGCGGCTTGACTCAGAACTTCAAGGTCATGGCCATCCTGGTTCCTCAGTTGCGCGCCGATTTCAACGGGAACACCGGCATTGTCCACGGAAGCGTGGCCTAAGCGGCTCTGAAATCACTCGTTGCCTGACATAATAGTGGTATGAAGCGATACATCGTTCTAGTCGGGACCCACGCGCAGGGCGGAAAGGTCTACACCAAAGGCCAAACTTGCGTCAGTGCGGCGGATCTCGTGGCACTGTTTCCAGGCAAATTTGAAGAGGCTGGTCCGGCCCCTCAGTCGGCCCAGCCGAAAACTCCCGCCAATGAATCGGATCCTTTTGAAGGATCCGAGCGGCCGGGACGAGTCGCTTCGTCCCGGCCGTCTTCCAAATCTGGAGGCTAAATGGCCCGCACAAGTGCCGCCTTGATTGGCGGCATCATCGAAGTTGAGACTGGCGTCAGCCTTGATCCTTTCATCAAGGCTGCCGCCATTTTAGTGGACAAGGTGGCCGCTAAAAACATCTTGAGCAAAGAGACGCTCAAGGTCATCGAGACATGGCTCGCCGCGCATTTCTACTGCATGCGGGATCCGCGAACAGTGTCGGAGAAAGCGGGACAGGTCCAAGCCACCTACCAGTCCAAAGTAGACCTCTTCTTATCCACCTCGCACTACGGCCAGCAGGCCATTGTCCTGGACACAACGGGGACGTTGCGCGCAATTAACGCTGGCGTTCGCCCTGCACGATTACTATGGTTAGGCACTCCTATTGAAGAGTAGCCTATGTCACACGGAAACAACGAAATCCTTGAGCAGTTGCGAGAGATGCGTGCGATGATCGAGCGATGCGATGTTGCACTCACTGGGGACCCCCAACGGGGAATTAAGGGGTTGGTTCAAAATGCGGAAGATCAGTCTTCTGTTGTTTCCGCCCTCACTAAACGAATCACACGGGTTGAGATCATCGGGATCGTTGTCCTTCTTACCATCGGGGCCGAATTGCCGTCAGTATGGCATGGGGTCCTGTCGGTAATTAAATGAATCTTGTTTTTGACAATGTTAAGACACTGGACCCAACTTCCCGTTTTGTAGGGTCCACTACTTTCATTGTCGGAGGGGGCTCTTCACTCAAAGGGTTCCCATTCAAAGATCTCACCGGCCGGTGTGTTATTGGGGTCAATGAGGCATTTCGCCTTGGTTCTGCAACCGTCCCCATCACCATTTTCGGAGATGCCACTTGGTTCCACCGTGTAAAATGGGATCTGGAAAGATACACGGGGAAGGTGGTGTGTGTTGCCCCGTCCTTGGCTGGGATTCAAGCCAAATGGCTTACTAAGCTCCGTCGTGTCAAAGGAGGGCTTGGATCCTCCGACAGTCTGCCCTGGTATGCTTCCACGGGATCCAGCGCCATTGCGCTTGCAATTCAGCTTGGCGCGCTGCGTGTGGTTCTTCTTGGGTTTGACATGCTTCGTATCAAAAACAACACGCATTGGCACAACTACGGGCGCCGAAGGACGGATGAAAAGGCGTTTGCCCGGCACATCGAGGGGATGGGAATGCTTGCGGAAGAAATCCGAAAAAACTCGTCTGTGGATGTCATTAACCTAACGAACGAGAGCCGCATAGACGCATTCCCAAAAGTTTCGATGGATCGATTTAAGGAGTTTCTCACATGAGGATCATCAAGAAAATGCGGAAGCAAAAAGCGGCCTACTGGAAACGCTCTTCCGTGGACAAGTTCGGAAAGTATTCCTATGAGGATCCGATCTTAATTGATTGTCGTTGGGAAGACGTGCGACAGGAATATCGGGACTCCAAAGGCCAGATCTGCTATTCCCAGTCTGTTGTTTACGTTGACAGGGAAATGTCAGTAGGGGACTGTCTGGCCAAGACCTCTACTCTTCCGGAGACGGCTAATCCGAAAGCGGAGGGTGGTTTTGAGATTCATTCGATGGAGCAGATCCCGACTCTCAAGGCCACGAAAACGCTATTTGTTGCATATCTGTGAACGCAATCCGAAGCAGCATCACCGGGTTTTCGAGCATCGCCGCAAACATCTCCAAGGCGAATGCACAGATTGCCCGTAACACTGCTTTGGGGCTGGAGGCGGCTGGGCGACACCTAAAAGCATCTAGCTTGAAGCAGGTCCCGGTTGAATTTGGACCGCTGTATGCTTCGGCTTTCTCCATTGGGGTTGGTGAGGGTTACTCCAAAAAGGTGCATGTTGGATACGGCGCTCGTTACGCCATTTGGGTCCATGAGTGTGTTGGGATGAAGCTCCTTGGGGAGCCTCGTCGTCGGCGTGGTGGCGGACCCCCTCCGATCGGGAAATATTGGGATCCCCAACCGCAGGCACGAGCGAGATTTCTCATGGGTCCTGCAATGGAACTCTCCCCCGAGATTGCTAGAATTGTTCAGAGCTTCGCATCCCTTGGACTGCTATGAGTTCCCCAGCAACAATCTTTCGGCAATTTCTAATTGATTCTGATCTTGGGACAGAGGATGGGGAATGGCCGGTGTTCGTCTCGTTCATGCCTGACGAGGCAGACAACGCCATCTGTGTTTACGATGATGGAGGTGTTCCGGATGGAAGGATCATGGCCAGTGGTGAAAAGATCGTTCATCCCACCATCCTCGTGCATGTGACCGGACCTGACTACGACACTGCATGGGACAAGGCGGAAGCTATCGCTTTGGCCATGGATGCTGTGCGTAGGACAGTTGTTGTAATTTCTTCGGAAGTCGCCTATACGTTCCACAACGTCTCGCGGACCGGCCCACCGAATTCCCTGGGAGTTCAGGGCGAAGGGGACCGCCGCCGTCATGTAATCGCCGTCAGTGCGGCGGTGACACTAACACTAAACTAAACTAAACAAATGCCCGCTGCAAATACGCTTCGCCTAGACGATGGATTTTCCACGCTGATCACCATCGCCAATCTTCCCACCGTCCACCTGTATGAAAAAGAGGTGACGCCTCCGGGCTATGACCTGGGTGGGCCGATTGACACGACCACCATGCGAAACAGCGCATGGCGAACCGCCGCCCCCCGGCAGTTGAAGACGCTGACGCCTGTCAGTGCCACGGTGGCCTACGCTACCGATGCTCTGGAATCTATCCTGGCACAGATGGGGGTCAATCAGCTCATTACCGTCACTTTCCCGGATGGATCCACCCTGGAGTTCTACGGGTGGATTGAACAGTTCACTCCGAGCGCCCACAAGGAAGGGGAGCAGCCTACTGCCGCTCTCACGATTCATCCGGGCAACCGCGACACGACCGGCGCGGAAAGTGCCCCGGTCTACACTGATCCCGCAACGTCCTCCTAACGTATGAGTCTCCTTGAATTCTCGCTTGCCACGACGACGATCCCCATCGTCCTCAAAGATGTCGATGGCAAAAAACCACTCAGTCTTGAACTGCGCGAGATGACTGCCGCCCAGCGCGACAAGCATCTTGATTCGATTCGTGCCCGTGCCACCCTCGGAGAGAAGGGGGAACTGGTCATCAATCGATTTGAGGGGATGCAGGCTGATCTTTTGGTGCTGTGCCTTTTCCGTTCAGACGGGAACGGCGTCAGCCGTGAAGAAATCCAGAAGTGGCCTGCCGCCGTGGTTCAAAAGATCTACGATGCCGCCCAGGAACTCAACAGCCTCAAGGTGAAGGGGCCGGAAGAAAAAAACGACTGAACGGTGAGAAGTTGGCTTGGCTCCGGGTAGCATCTCACTTGCACGCCCCTTCAATCCGAGAATTGAAGGGGCGTCTTACTTATAGCGAGTTCCTTGACTGGCTCGCATTCATCGAATGGGACGAGAAACGTCACACCAAGTTGGATTGGTATCTTGCGCAAATTACGGCGGAGATTCGGAGAGGACTTGTGTCCAATCCGAAAAACGTAAAGGCCAAGGACTTCCTCATTGAACTTGTGGATGCCAAGCAATCCACTAAGGTTGCTCAATCGAAACAAGCTTGGCTCGGTGCGGTAGGCATAAAACGCAAAATCAATTAGTATGGCAAAGTCCGGCTTACCCATTGGTAATTTGTTCGTGACGCTATCGGCAGATGCGTCAAATCTGATTATGGGGATGGCAGCCGCCCAAAAGGCGGTGGCTACCAGTGTCGCAGCCATTAAGAAGGAACTGGCTTCACTGGACGCATCGGTCGCAAAGACCATGGCCAACGTCACCAAGTCAGTGGACAAGATGGCGGCAAGCTTGGCGGCTGCAAATGCCGCAATGTCCGCCGCCAGTGGTTCAGCCGGAATGAAAGGGATGTCCGCCTCCGCATCCGCCGCTAGCGGAGCGGTGGCAGCAAGCATGGGGCTCATTGTTCGATCTGCTGGAACGGTGGCTGTCGCCTCTGCCGGGGCGGCAGCCTCCACAGCAAATATGTCCAGGCAGATGATTGTCCTGGCCACATCCACCACTACTGCATCCGCTGCACTGCTTGGATACTCCAAGGCGCTCACAGTAACACGCACCTTTACGCGAGGGGCTGGCAAGGACTTCATCGATGTGGAGTCCTACATTGTTCGATCGGGCGTGGCCTATCGGCAGATGGGGCAGATCGGGGCTGGCGCCACACAAACCCTAGTCACCAACACCCAGGCACTCACAGGGTCATTGACGAAGCTGCCTCCCGTCCTGGGGGCAGCCGCAACAGCAGCAAGTGGGCTGTCAGGTGTGTTGATCCCACTTGGGATCGTCATGGCGAGCATAGCCAACACTGTTGTTTCGGCTGGTCTTGTCGCCTACGCCAAATTTGAGCACGCGATGACAAATTCCCTAAGCATCATGGGGAATGTCAGTGATGCGATGCGTAAGCAAATGGAGATCACCGCTCGGGAGATGTCCAAGAACAGCACTTTCACGGCTGTAGAACTTGCTCGCGCTTACGAATACCTAGCAACGGCAGGGTTCGACGCTTCTCAGTCCATCAAAGCTCTCTCGGTAGTTAATGATTTTGCGGTTGCTGGACAGATCAATTTAGAGAAAGCAACCTTTACGCTTTCTCGAAGTTTGCACGCCTTGGGACAGAGCAGTAACGACCCAACGGAAAACATGATGCGACTGCGAAGGCTTTCGGATCTGTTGGTGCGAGCTAATGCGCTTTCAACTGCGTCTATCGAGGGTCTGGCAGAAGCTTTAGAGAATCGTGCATCTGGTGCCTTTCGCATGTATGGGGTGGACATTGAGGAAGGTATCGCAATGCTTACCGCCTTCGCCAAGAAGGGTGATGAAGGCGCTCGCGGCGGTGAACACGCTTACATTGTGCTTCGTGATCTGCAACGGGCGTTTTTGGAAAACGAGAAAGCTTGGAAAGACGCCAAGCTGAATGTCTACGCGGATAAGCAATTCCGTGGTCCGCTTGCATTGATTCAAGAATTAGAGAAATCTATTGGAGGTCTTGAAGACGAGGACCAGAAGATTTTCATCAAGATGCTCGGTTTCCAGGACCGATCCATTTCGGCTTTGCAATCCATTCTTGGGTCATCTGACTTGATGCGGCAGGTCAAAGAGAACCTGAAAGGCATGTCTAACGCTACTCAAGAGGTGGCCAATAAAAGACTAGAATCTTTCATCAATCAGGTTCGGATGGCGTGGCATGCCGTGCAAGACATTTTGATTACGGTTGGAGAAGCCTTCTTGCCCGCCATTCGGTTGTTTCTTGGCTATGCAAAGGATGTGGTCGAGTGGCTTGCCAAGTGGGAAAAGGAGTCTGGGATTGTGACGGCCGTTGTTCGCACAATGGGGGACACGTTTGCGTTCGTGGGCGCCGGTCTTCGCGCCTTCTTCCAAATCGTCAGCTCCAATTTCAATGTATTTGCAGCCATGGGGAAGGCATTGTGGGCGCTTGCGTCCACGGTGCTGAGTGAGATGGCTTCTGTGCTCCCAACTGTAATTGCTTTGTTGAAGCAGTTTGCAGACACGGTGACGAAATTGCTTCCGGATATTGTTGCCCTGGTCAAGTCCACTTCGGGATTGGTGGATGCCCTAGTTTACGCATCGAAAGGACAGTTCGCGGCTGCCGCCAATGCGGCTCGGTCCGCTATGAACGAAGTTGGGCCGATCGTCCAAAAGATGGCTGCGACTGTGGCGGATGGGTTGGGCGGAGCGGCTGTCATCGTAGCCAAGCACATGGCCACGACTCAGCACAGTTTTTGGGACAAGATGACAGAAGCGTCTAAGGGTATTTCCGAAAGTTGGACTGAGTTTGCTTCAAAGTGGTCGGATGCGTTTTCCATCGCCGTCAAAATGGTAAAGCGGGACACCGATGGGCTAGTGAAATCCACCAAAGAGGCTACGAACGAGCTTGGGAAGCTGGCAGTTGCCAGCACCATGGGCGTCATGGGGGACAATAAGAGCGTGGTCGATCCAGCCAAGCGGGATCAGGCTCTTTTGATGATTCGTTCCTACAAGTTCCGCGAAGAGCTGGACAAGCTTGGGGTCCCCAAAGTAGATCGATTCAAGAGTGGGCTGTCTGCGGTCGAAGATCGGGCGGATGCTGAGATTGAGATCGCCAAGGATATGCTCAAGAAGATCGAGGAAGAGCGCAAAAAGGCTGGAAAGATCTTGGAAGAGGACGAGCGCCGCAATGTCCAGGCCATTGAGTATTACCAGGAACGACTGAAACAGCTTCGTTCCGATAAGGTGACGGACAAAATGAATAAAGCTGGGATTGAGCAGCTCAACCAATTCCAGAGTCCCTACATGGGGATCATCTCGTCCGACTTTGATAAAAATCTATCTAACGTCAAGGAGATCGCTGACACGGAACGAAAACTGGAGACGTTGAAGAAGCTTGGCAATGACGAGGTGACACTCGTTAATGACGTTCAGATGCGCAAAGCCCAAGCGTTGGAATACTACTCCAAGCGGGCAAAACTGCTTCAACAGGAGCAGGCCAAGCTCCAGCTCGCTGCGGCAAGCTCCACTTTTGGCAGTCTTGCGGAGATGTCTGAGGTATTTGCAGGAAAGCAGTCCGGGCTCTACAAATCCATGTTCGCCGCATCGAAGGCGTTTGCAATTGCTGAATCGATTGTGAAGATTCAGCAAGGCATCGCTGCCGCCGCCTCGTTGCCATTTCCTGCCAATCTCCCTGCGATAGCTGCGGTAGCCGCTGCTACGGCAAACATCGTTTCTACTATCCAAGCCGTTCGATTGGAATTTGCCGGTGAGCGGGAAAAAGGCGGTCCGGTTTCCGCCAACAAGATGTATCTAGTTGGCGAGAAAGGCCCGGAGCCCTTCATTCCCTCCACAGGCGGGACCATCCTTCCGAATGACTTCTTGCAAAATGCGGGCCGTGCAAATGTCAGTGTGGTGGTCAACAACTACACGGACGCAACCGCAACAGTCACGGAGCGTAAGAACGGCAATGAAAAGATCTATGAGGTGCTTGTGCGCCGGGTGAAGGATGATCTCGGTTCTGAGATACAGGACGGCCGTGGGGGCGTGGCGCGTGCGCTAGAGCGTTCCTATAAACTGAAAAGGGGACGATGATCACTACTGTTGATATTGCATGGCCTGAAAGCACGGTCCCGCTTCCAACTTACGAAGTTTCTGGAAAACCTCGGAATGCTTCGATTGCTTCGGAAGCCTCCTCCCCCAGGATTGATCGCCGATCTCGTTTCACAGCGAGCTATGAACAACTGCAAGTGAATTGGGTTCTTAACGCTGCGCAGTTCACTGCATTTGAGGAATTCTTTTTGGACACACTTGGGAATGGAGTTTCCTGTTTCTCCATGGACCTCCGTTACCCTAAAACGTCGGAGCTGTCTTCTTGGCTGGTTCGTTTCGAGGGCGGGTATCAGACCACGAAGCTGGACGGACCCAGCCAAGTAGAGGCAACTCTTGTTCTTGTGCAACTGTTGGAGATAGCTGACGCTGCATCATGACTTGGCCCACGACACTTCCGGTTGCGCTGATTAAGCGCCGCTATGATTTGGATCCTCGCAATGTCCAAACGCTCATGGAGAGTGGCAGGGTGCGGACCCGAAGGACGTATGACATTCCCGTCAAAATGATCGATGTGACGTGGAACTTCACGCTAGATCAGTTTAATGAGTTTCGCTCGTTCTTCAACGATGATCTGGAAAACGGAACACTCACGTTTGATTGGGAAGAAGAGGGGTCCCTCGCCTTCTTCCCACCGTCTTACGAAGTAACCGGGACAGATGGTGTGTATTCAGTCCGGGCCAAATTGGAGGTTACGGCCCCCTACGACTCTGTTCCAGAGCTTCCAGATATTACCGTCATTTACGAAGACGAGTTGGACTCCAACGGCCTTCCCATCGTTGACGGAAACTGTCGATCCTATTTCTCGCTTCAATGGGACTATGTCGGCCGGGATGATCCTGGAATTATCCAAACTGCGTTGAGCAGTGATGGACCGTGGTTCGATTACATCACCCCAGTCCCAACCTTGGAGCAAGCAGCCACCCATCGGATGAAGGTGGACATTAACAATCAATTTAATGCCACCCGTTACTTCCGTGTTTGGTATTCTGGCCTGCCGGTCACTAAGACAGTTAATCCGCTTGCGTCGGTGGTTCCGCTGCCAGACTACGCCATAACTGAACTCACGGACGGAAGGCCGCTTCCCGTGATTGACGCGGCCAGTGGGATTTTCGTCCCATATTCCTATTTAGAAAATGGATTGATCTCCTCCACAGCGATCTATGTGGAGCCTTTGGCCCGGCTTGAGTGGAACAGCGCCACCACGGCCGGAACACAGATACTAAGCGTTACCAATGTCCCTGAGACTGGGACATACAAGTGGGCGGTGAATGGAGCAGACCCAACGATTGACACGCGCAATCCGCGCTACAATGGCATCGACAACAATCTGGCATGCGGCCGGGAAGACTTCGCCATGGTGCTTCGGATTCGTTGTTTTGATGGGTCTTGCAAATCCCCAGTGGCCTTGATCGCTATTGATAAGCGCCATGAACTTCGTCCGATCATCATTCCAGTTGCCTCTAATGGCCCTGGAACGTTTGTTGCTGGTGTCTGCGATCTTCCCAAAGACGGGGTCCTTTCCGGGTATGATTGTGATGCTGTGTTTGGTGGGGTTGGAGCACTGAATGATTTGACCATGCTTACAGCGTGCGGAAACGGGGACCCGGCGCTAAGCAGTGGAGGGGATATTCTCTACTACTCAACAGAAACGTCCACTCGTGGGCCGGATAGCTTTGGGTTCCTGTCCCACCACGTTCTTGCTACCCGCTTTCGAGCGGACAGCATTCAGCCGTTGGCGCGCTACTCGTCACGGTGGGACCCTGTTCCTCTGGTTTGCGAGTATCTGGAGCAAGCTACAAACGTTTCGGTAGAGTCCAGCTTTGAACTTCTGGCCACGCCAATCCTTGGAGGTGGTCTTGCTGGGGCGGGTGGATCATTTGCAATGGCGGAGTCGGTGTCCGCCAATTACATCTATTCGATTGTTTCCGGATACGTCTGTAACGATTCTGCCTTTCACCATATCACTTACTCACAGTGGGACTACCTGTTCTCCATTATCAATGAGGAGGGTGATCTTCCACTGGCCATGCCACCTCCGGACCCATTGGTGGACGATACTGTCTACGGTGACGACTTTGAGGAATACTCCGATACGGATGATGTCGCTACGATCTCCATGGCGTCTGGATCTGGATGGGAAGTTGCATGGACGATTAACTCGGCACCGGTTGTAGAAGGATTCGATTACTTTGAAGGAGACGGGATCGCGGAACATGACTATGCGGACGGAGCTGGGTGGTCCACGGACTGGACGGTGACGAGCGGGTCCGACTATTACGACGATTTTGAGGACTACGTTGACGCCTCTGTTGCCCCGGCAAACGAAAACATGCACGGCGGGAGTGGATGGGCCTTGAATGATGATGGGTATCAGCACGGATGGATCCTGACCCCAAGCACAACAGGATCCGATTACTTCCAAACATACACAGACACTTCCTATGCCAATGGGGTGACGCTGTCCGATGGAGATGGCTGGACGTTCGGCAGTTGGACACTGAGAGACTTTGACTACAAAGACGATTTCCAGTCATACGCTGACAGCTCCAACGTGACTACGGCTGACGCCATGAATGGCGGAACGGGCTGGGACGCCTCTTCACAATGGTCGTTGAATTCTCAGAACTACCTGGATAACTTTGAATCCTATTCAGATGATGCGGACGTGACCACGGCTGACGCCATGAATGGCGGAACGGGCTGGGATACGGCTTGGACAATCAACTAGATTAAAAATGCCACAACAACTTATTACCTACTCAGGCGATCGCCGCTTAGTCCTTTCCAATGGTGAAGCCATCCGCAAACCAATTTGGTATGCCTCTTGGTCCCGCATTCGGATTGGACTGCTGTTCTCCATGGACCGAAACAGCTCCACGTCAAACGTCACTGGGACACCCATCCTGTCGTTTGGGTTGTGCAGCGGGACCAGCAACGTCTGGATTGCTGGAAGCAGCGACCACATCGTGGGGGTCAAGAACATCAACGGGACGTGGACGTATCAGGCTGGCCCACCCAAACGCTATGAGTCTGGGTCTAACAATGCTTATCAGGGATTCAAGCGGGTAGGAACTACGGTCACTAACGCCAGTTCTTCCTTCAACAACAATCTGTGCGCGTGGCCGGAAGCTGGCACCCCTGCGCGAAACGCAATGATCCTGGAGATCACGAAAGGGAGCCCGAACTTCTCCATGAAGTTTTGGACCAACAACGCCACTGGTGCGCAAAGCGATGTGTCGGACGCAGCTTTTGAAGAGGCGATGATCGTGGACGACATGGCCAACGTTGGGACAGTGAGCGGAATTGGCGGCGGAACGGTGGACTCTACTGCACGCACTTTGGCGGTGGACGAAGGTGCAAATGGTGCTTTGGACAACATCTTTGTCTACTGGGAGCGGGTTACGCAGTTCTTCACCTTCAACATTCGGCATCGAAAGATGGCGTAATGAACGACGCTTACACAGACGCAATCAAGGAAGCGTTCGCCCTGGCGCCGCACAATACGGTGGTGCTTCATACCATCGAAATTCGGCAGCCTACCGTCCAAAATCCGATCTATCTAGTCCAAGCGCGGCAAAGTATTGTTGCGGTGGACGAGGACGGGCACTCCCACACGTTTGAGCCAGTTGGTTTCTCGTTCTCGTTGCCGCCAAGCAATGAGGAGGGATTCCGAAGTCTGAATGTCGCCATTGACAACGTCGGGCGGCGGATTTCCGCCTTTGTTGAAACGGCCAAGAGCGCAAAGGTCCCGGTAGAGATGTGGTATCGTCCTTACCTGAGTGACGATCTCACCCAGCCGCAAATGGACCCTCCTCTGGTCCTTTATCTAAAGGAACTCCAGATCACCACTGCCCAGGTCACTGGGCGGGCAACGTTCATGGACGTGGTCAATCGCAAGTTCCCAGCCATCCTCTACACCCGTGCCAGATTCCCAACACTTGGCTAAGCGTCCCCATTGGGCCTGTAAATACATCGGGCTTCCGTGCTCACTTGGTGCGCGTGGTCCGACACAGGTTGATTGTTGGGGACTGCTGTGCCTTGTCTACGCCAATGAGTATCGCATCGAGCTTCCTCGTTTTCCTGGGATTGCGCTGTGTTCAATCGGCACGATCTCCGCAACTCTTCGCGAAGCCGCTCAATCGGATTGGAGCGTCTCCAGCGTGCCTTTTGATGGTGCGGCTGTTGGCATGAGCATTCAGAAGGCTCTGCACCATGTGGGGGTGTTTACTGAGGCGGATGGCGGGAAGATCATCCATGCCTGGGAGCGGCGCAATGTAGTGGCGGATACCGTGGCGGGGCTCCGACAGAAGGGGTTTAGGACAATCACCTTTTTCAAACACAAGTCATGGCCTTTGTAGTTGAGATCCCGAATCCGTTTAATTCAACGGAGATCATCAAGCACGAACATCCCGGAGGCATCTCGATTCGGGACTGGCTCAAGGAGACTTTCCCCGGGTTCGTAGAGTTTGATCGTCCTACGATTTGCATCGTCAACGGGCAGCCGGTCAAACGCGAGGGGTGGGACAGTCTGATCAAAGCGGATGACATCATTGCGTTCGTAGGGGTGGCCGGTGAAGTCACCACCATCGTTGCAATCATCATTGCAGTGGTGGCTATCATTCTGGCCTTTGTCGTCCCTCTTCCAAATACTCCTGGGGCGCTGCCCGCGTCGGACCCTGTTTTCAGTGTCAAGGGGCGCAATAATTCGATTCGTTTAGGGGAGCCTATCGAAGTGGCGTATGGCAAAAATCGAATCTATCCGTCTTACGCCTCCCGTCCCTACTACCAATATGAGAACAATGACCAGTTCCAGTTCTCCCTTTTTTGTTTGGGACAGGGTGAGTATGCGATCGAATCGGTTCAGATCTCTGACACTGCAATCACTGAGTATCAAGAAGCTTCCTACGAGATTGTTCCTCCTGGGTCGCAAACCACACTTTTCCCGATCAATGTCTATACTTCACCAGAAGCGGGCGGGCAGGCACTTCGAGCCCCGAATGAAGACACCTATGTTGCTCCTGGTTGGGTTGGCCCATTTCCAGCAAATCCGTCATCTACACAAACGAACAAGATCCAAATAGATCTTGTTTTCCCCAAAGGTCTGTATGCGGTGGACAAGAAGGGACGGCTTGAGACGGTTGGCCTGACTGTGGAGGTGGAGGCTCGTTTGATCAACGATGCTGGGACTCCAATTGGATCTTACTTCTCTTTGTTCTCTCCGATCGTGATTACTGGCGCCACAACCACCCCGCAGCGCCGCACCTATTCCGCCGATGTGACGCTGGGGCGCTATGAAGTTCGTTTGCGCCGAACCAGTGACCTTTACGGGGGGTCCAATGTGGGTCACGATGTGGAATGGGAAGGTATGCGTGGATACCTCAACACCATTCCAGACTTTGGTGACGTTACGTTGCTGGCAGTTAAGATTCGGGCAACTTCTAACTTAAACGAGCAAACAAACGCCACCGTCAATGTCATTTGCACCCGCAAACTCCCTGTTTATGAGTCTGCCGGATTTACGGATCCGCAGGAGACTCGCTCTATCGTGTGGGCATTTGTAGACATTTTCCGAAGCCTTTACGGAGCCCGCATCACTGACACGATGTTTTTTGATTTCGATGCGCTGACTGCCTTGGACGCCACCTTTGCCGCTCGTGGGGACTATTTTGATTACGTCTTCCGGGATCCGATTACGGTTTGGGAGGCCGCTCGAACAGTAGCCCGTGTTGGCCGGGCAGTTCCCCTTTTAGTTGGCTCTCTGATCACCATCAAGCGGGACGAGCCTCTGGAAATCCCAGTGGCCATGTTCACCCAAGACAACATTGTAAAAGGATCTTTTGAATGGAATGTCCTGTTGTGGGAACCGTATGACCATGATTCGGTGAGTGTCACCTACATCGAGCCAAGCACCGGTTACAAAGAGGAACAGATCATTGCTACACTCCCAGGTGGGACTTCCGATTCCCCGGAAGAGATCACGATTCCAGGCATCGGAAACCGCGCCCAGGCGTATCGTGAGGCGATGTATATCGCGGCCGGAAAACAATACCTCCGCGAGAACATCACTTTCGACACTGGCATGGAGGGGCACATTCCCACCTTTGGGGATCTAATCGCCATTGCGCACGACACACCACAATGGGGACAGGCCGGGCTCATTGTCCATGCTGAGGAAGAGTCTGGGGGAGTGTTTCGATTGTGGCTTAGCGAGCCGGTTGTGTGGAGTGAATCGGAGTCGTCTCAGCACGTAATTATGCTGCGCGGCCGTCCAACTACTCTGATTGGCCCTTTCTCTGTCACCCCAACGTCGGATCCTAAACAAATTTTAATTACGATTGACGCAAGCTCTTCTGGGGCGGTGGACTTCCTGCTTGGGAGAACGACGGAGCCAATGCTCTATCTCTTTGGCATTTCTGGATCCATCACGAAATACGCCAAGGTGGTCAAAGTCGAGCCTCAGTCTGGGGAGGTGGTCCGGATCACGGCGGTCAATGACGAGCCGATCATCCACTCCTTTGACGAATTGGAGGTCCCTGCTCTCACCACACCAACAGTCACGCTCACTCCCCCAGACCTACCTGAGATTACCTCATTGACGCTGACGCAGTTGGATGTGTCTTTGCACATCATCCAGGCGTCATGGTCCGCTGCTTACGGCGCCCAGTATTACGTCATCCAGACCTCCCAGGACGGGGTCAACTACCAGAGTCGTGGGACGACCACCCGCACCAGTATTCAGTTGCAAGTTTTCCCTGGCGAGTTATGGGTAAAAGTAGCTGCGGTAAATGTGGGGCAAGGACCGTGGATCGAAGAAACGCTTGTTGTTGGACTGATTGCTGGACTGGAAAATTACGTTCCATGGGATGCCCTGGAATGGTCCATTCGCTGGAACATCGCCAACAACGAGACTGGCTATCGGGTGGATGTCTACGACAACAGCTCCAGCTCCCCGGTATTGAAACGAACAACTGCACTGGTCGTTGACACGCGGGAATTCAATTACACCTATGCAATGGCGCTTTCAGATGGGAACGTTGTGCGGGACATGCTGGTCCAAGTCACTCCGCTTTTTGTGGATGATCCTGATACGAGCGAAGCCGCTCCTGCATCCTTGGATCTCTCTAATTCCGTTCCTGCTGCTCCTACGTCTCCTGCCTCCGCATTCGATTCCGCCACTCTGACGGATCGAAACTACGAACTGAGCTGGACGGTCCCGCACGAAGATGATTTGGTGCGGATCAAGGTCTGGTTGTCACCAACAACTGGGTTTGACCCAAATGTTGAAACCCCCGATGTGGATGAAACGATTTCATCCATTGGCTGGGCAGGCATTCCAACCTCCACCATCTTGCCGGTGCCGCTGGACTCCTTTGGAGAGCATCCGGCTTACTACTGGCGCGTGGCGATCTTCGACGTGTGGGGAAATGAGATCACCACCAACATCACAACTGAGCAAGTGATTGCCGCTTATCCCTAGTCCCAAATTCCGTCAGGGTGTTCTTTCTTGAGCGCATCGAGCCTGGAGCGAATGTAGTTCGCCACCGGGCTCTTTTCGTTCTTCATTCCGTTCACCCAGAGGTAATGAAGGTAGCGGGCTGGGACATCCTGAAGGGGAATTCCCTTGTGTTTTCCAAATGGCATTAGAGTCAGATCGTCCATATCAGTATTCTCACCATCGCACTAGTTCTGTCAGGAAGGCGGCACCCAGCGCCGCCTTGAAAGAATAGATTCGTTTGTTTTTTGGATTTCGCAGCAACGGCCTTCCCGTCTTGTGGCACTTCGTCCACTCCAGTCCCTTGTTTTCGATGGATCTAGCAAGTGAATGAAATGGAATTCGGCTCATCATTGCTTGCACCAAGACGATTTTGCCAGATTCGTAGGTTTCATTGTGCGTCACGAAGATGATTTGGACCCCCATGTCCCAAGAAAGCTGCTCAAGCATCTTGCGGATGCTATCTTGATACTGGGCCGACACAAACCGGAAAGGCTCGTCCGCGATCAGGATCTTGGAAAGCCGGGGCCGGTGGAGCATGAGACAGGAAATCCGGAGTGCAAACGCAGCCACGTCCACCATGCCCCCGCCCGCTGACGTGAGGGGGTCAAAGGACCCATTTCCGCGAACAAACCTCAGTTTGGCCTCTGTCTTCCCCCTTTTTCGCTCAAACTCGATTTGAAAGCTATATGGATCAGGAAAAACGGAAGACAGGCAACTAGTGACTACGGCACTGATCCGCTGATGGACTTGTTGCTGGACTGCCTGGGCCAATTGTTGCAGCACGTCCTGGGCGGATTTGGCGTCTTCCAGCTTCTTAGCTGCCGCCGCTTCCTGTAACTCGATGTCTCCCTGGAGCCGATCCAGGTAGTCCAGGCGCCCTTCAATCTTCGCCACCTCCCTGGACTCCGCTTCCATGGAGTCCAGCATGTCGTTAAGCGTTAGCTCGTCCATTGTTGTTGGTATTTTCGATATTCCCTGGCGAAGTCCTCCTCAAGCCCTTCCAGTTCGTCTTGGAGGGCTTGAAGCTTCTTTTCGGCCTGCTGGACGGAAGCACATCCGAACTCCTCCTGGAGTTGTGTTTGCAAGCTGTCGAGCTGTCCCTGACTTCGAGCGGCTTCCGCTTTGGCGGCGTCAACGTCCTGTTTGAGTTTTGCGAATTCCTGTTCGGTTACGTTTGGCATAGATTTATTTAGCATCCAGTGCTTCCATGACGAGGCGTTTCACGGAAGGGGATAGGTTTTCAGTTTCTACGTGCCTCTCCACAGCTTCCCGGAAGTTTAGTCCGTGCTCACCGAGCCCTTCCAATTGCTCGATGAAAGTAGATAGATCGATTTCTTCCTCTTTGTGCTCTTCCTTGATGTCGTGGAATTTGTCGTTCCCGGTGTGAAAAGGAACTCGTTTGATGGACCCGTCTTCAAACAGAACACCGTAGCAAGGGGTGTAGTCAATTTCATCGGTCTTGCGACGAATGAAGCCACCGCAATTGAGCACAGTGCATTTTCCAGCAGATGCGACAAACCCCTTGTGGTTGTCACCAAACACAGCCAAGTCATATTTAGCCAAGTGGTGTTTGAATGCCCCAACTTCGGCGTCCTCCGGGGCGCCTGTGTATTTGTGCCCGCCAACCCAGACGTAGCGATGAATGACGGCCACATTGATCCGATCTTTTCCGGTTGGCGGGGCAATGGGCTCGTTCCATCCGAATCCGTGATAATGACAGTCACCAATCACCACCGAGTCCCCTTCGCTCAAGTCCTCTATCCTGCCAGCCTGAACAAGGACCCCATACCCAGAACGGCGCTTGCCGTCCATGCGGTGGTTGGGAAGGTCGTGCTGTCCCGGGACGGCATAAACAATCCTGGGGAGATGTTTCATTGCAAAATAAATCAATTCTGGGGGTGGGTTCCATCGGTCAAAGATGTCCCCGGCAATGAACACTGGCAGTTCGCCATTGCGGTTGTATTGGGAGGAAACCCCATCGAGCTGTTGCAGGTAGTTTGCCTGTGTCAGCATCCAATCTTTGTCCGCTCGGGCAGACGGCTGTTGAAGAGATAGATGCAGGTCACTGCACAGAATGGCTACAGGGCTTGCTGACATAATGGGCAGATGCTTCCTTTGATGCGTTTGTGGAACTGTTCTTCACGAGCGGCTGCTTTGGCCAGCAACGCCGATGTTGCTAATTTCCGCTCAGAAACCCGACTCACCAAATAGTTCAAATCTGCAACTTGTTTGCGGAGTGCTTGCAAATCCTTCCATGCCTTTTGCAAGTCGTCGATCGGCTGGACCTTGCGAACAGTGATTTCCTTCGCCCGCTGAACGGCCGTTTTCAGATTTGAATAGTCTCTCCTCAGTTGGATGGTTCGGTCATGCAGTCGGACTACGGCGGAGAAGTCTGGGACAGATCGGCATTTGGCGGTGGTGGATTTGATGCGAGAGATCAAGCCACTCAAAGCTAGGTGGTCTTCACGGAATGTCCGCAGTTTATCCACCTTGCCTAACAGGGATGTCCCAGCCTCAACCCGCCTCCTTTGTGACAAAATTGGAATGCTTTGAATGGATTGAATTAGCTTTCGGAGCCGCTCCCATTTGGACTGCTTTGCGTCAATTACGTCCTTCGCTCCCTGCAAAATACGAAACCGCTTTGCCCGGCCTCTCTGGGGCTCCAGGTTTGTCAACTCCTCTGCATTGGCTAGGCGCTGCTCTCCAAGCACACGGACCGACTCTTGTGCCTTCCTGACAACATCCCCAATTTGGGAGAGCGTGGTGTCGATGACAGTCAGGTCAATGACCGTGTTGAGCCTGCGGCTTACTTCGGCCGAAGACTCTGCAAACCAGAAAGGATTGTCGTGCTGGTTTTGAAAATTGATTTCGTTAAGCCCAAGCACTGCACGGATTTCGTCCGGAACACCAAGCCCAAAAGCACGGTATTCCTTTTCATCCATGGTGTAGGTGTTGATAGACCCCCCTACGTTGCGCTTGCGCACGATGACATGAGTCTTGTCCCCTCTGCGGACCGTCAACGTGACTTCGGAGAACTTCGATCCATGCCTGACAAACTCGTCCCCGGCAATGTTATTTAAGCACACCCAATTGAGGGCGCGGATGACGGCCGACTTTCCGCAGTCGGTGGCGCCGCGAATGGTGGTAATCCCATTCGGAGAAAAAGAAACTTCCAGATCCTCATGAGCCTGGAAGTTTTTGAGATGGATTGAAATTAGCTGCATTGCGCTAACTTTATTATGTCAGCCGGTCGATAGGTTTTCAAAAAAGAATCCAGCGGAAAAGCAACAATGGTGAGGATTCGATCCAGTCCGTTCACTTTCCATCTCCCAAATAGGAAGGGCTGGGGTCGTTGAAGGAACTCTGTTCGCATGAAAACCCCATCAGCGTAAACGATGGGGATGCGGCAATCCCGCCGACCGATCAACAGCCAGCTCAGGCTGCCAGCCTCTCGATGGCTTCGGATGGCCTGCACAAGCGCGGACTCGAATGGGCGGGTTGCTTTCGTGGGGGACGTGTCAAAGAGATCCCAAGGGGTCCCGATGGTGGACCCCCTCTTTAGCTCGATCGTCCACACCTTCATGAGGGGCTGCCCGATTGGGTTGATTGCGGCAATATCTCCGTAGCTTCCAAAGGTGCTCAGTCCTTTTTTGGATCGCTGCGTAGCACGTCCTCCTGACTGCGATGATCGCCAGAAAACGTCGGACGCTTCCTTTCCACAGACTCCCATACTCCACCATTCTGATAGAATAGTGCAAATATTTCGTTCAAAGGCAGCCCCCTTGCTTGCTTTGTTGCCCATTTAGTTTACGTGCCTCCACGCTGTTCGTTGGACCACCCTACTCACTAAAGCAGGATCTACCCCAAACCTATTAGCTAGAAACGCTTTCGTGACGTGCCTGTATTTTAGATGCTTTTCGTAAAGTTCACGAATTTCTTTTACCTTACTGTCTGTAAGTTTGCTGGAAGGGTATTCTTCGCCATGTCGATGCCGTCTCCGTCCTTTTGAAAGCATGTCGCGCATGTTCTCAGTGTGTGAACCGCCTTTTAGATGGTGTGGGTTGCAGCAAATGGGGTTGTCGCAGAGGTGCATTATTTCTGGCTCAGTCACCTCTTCCCCAAGATAAAAAGACAAAGCTAGTCTTGGACAAAGCCTAGACTTCCCAAACAACCAAAACACCCCATAAGTAAATCCAGGGCGATTACTGTTCTTCCCAGCCTGCCATGGCCAACAGTCTTTAGTAGAGCCAATCAATACCCTGTTCCAAAACCTAGCAATTGTGTCCGCACTAATCTTACGCCCATACATTTTCATGATAGGACTTTGCCACACTTACATTCAAAATCCACCAATCTTTTCCTCCATTTTTTCGTTCGTCCACCACTTGGAGAGTGTCTTGCACATCTCCCGTTCAAACGCACTACCCTTTGCGGCTTTTGACATATTTTTTCAAATCTTTCGAGAGACGTTTGCCCACTCTGCTAAGCCTGTCCACATACTCCCTTGGGACTTGTCCGGCTGACGAGCCCCCGCATCCACCGGCCCCAAACATCATAACGTGGACTCCGTTGGTGGTGGTGCGTTCGGTTCTTCTCAAAGTGGCTCCTCTGACGAGGCATTGAAGTTCTCGGATCCATTCAATTGGAACAGTCATAGTGTCGGGACCTTGCACGTATGCGTCCGGCTGGACCATTGCCCTGTCTAGGGCTTCCAAGATTTCTTCAATACGTTGCTCGTCCCGAATGAATTTAGGGCAGAGTCCGATGGGTGGTTTCTTGAGTGTTTCCATAATCTATTTCATTTTGCGTTGTGCGCGAATCGCAATCGGAGGGTGCCCGGCAATCGAGCGCATGCCAAGCTCTTCACACACACGACGCCATGCCTTTGCGCAAACACAGTCTTCTTGGATCCTTGGCGTTGGGCACCCATCAAAAGGAAGCTCAACCAATTTCCGATTGCGCCTAACAATGGCCTTCCCTTCTGGTGACAGGATGCTGGCATGCGCCTTTGACTCCGGATCCAATTCCCCACGAAGGAACTTCAAAGCGGTGATCTCACCTACACCAGGGACGCCTTTGACTTCATCGGAATGGCACCCGGCAATGGCCTTGTTCATGGCCCAGAGGTGCGGCCGAATCCCGTAGCGGCCGACAAACGCAGACACATCCACTCTGTCAGCTTGTTGCGGGTTGAACACGATCACATTGCTGCGAATGCACTGATAGAGGTCGTGGTCTGCTGTAACGATGATGGCGCTGTCGTCGCTACCCAGATTGCTGGCGATCGCCGCCATGATGTCGTCCGACTCATACCCAGGATAGCAGAAGCAATTATTAAATCCAATTTGTGGCAGATAGCGGTTCTTTAGATCCACAATCTGCTCAACAAACTCCTCGTAGGATTTCTGTTCCTCCGGAGTGCGCTCTCGGGTGGTCCGCTTCTTCTTGTAATCTGGATAGATCTTTTTTCGATGCGACTCCCGACTTTCAAAACAGAAAGCCACGCGGTCCGTGAGAAACTGATCCTTGAGTGGCCCAATGGATTTGAGAAATCCGAAGATGACGCCCGTTGCCCGGCCCTTCCAGGACATGCCTTTCTGGGTGTGAAAGGCCCGATGGCAAAGGTAACTGACATCGAGAATGAGAAGCGGCTGGTTCATTTCCTGGGGCCTTTCAGGTGGCTGACGAGCTTCGTCCCGGTCACATACTCATGCCGTTCCGTCAGGTATAGCGAAAGCGTCTTGATGTAGTGCGGCACATTGCGCGGATCAGCATCCAGTTTTCGACTTGGCCCAAATTCCAATTCCTCTGCTTTAAGGCTGTCGTAGACCTTGTCGGAAATGATCCGAAACCCGTAGATGTGAAAGGCGTAGCGATACGCCAGAACCATGTCCCAGGTGTGTGTCTGCTCAGGTGTTTGCTTCGCCGTCTGCTTGGCGGTTTGATGATCCGGAAGCTCCTCTTCTTTGCGAGCAAGCAGCGCAGCAATAACGTTTAGCGGAACCTTTGCCTCCACAAGATCCGAGTAGAAGAGCGTCTCTGACGTGGTCCACGGCTTGCCTATCCGACTGGCCCGTCCACCAACGCTTGCCACATATTTCGACGCCGCTCCCTTCACATCTCCACGGAGAAGCAAGATGGTGTTCTTGACGGCCTCTACCGTGGACCCCATGCGTGTGGCGACTGCCCATGGGGACTTGCCTTCCAGGAACATGTCCAGCGTCAGATCTAGGTCCCGGTTTTTGTAGGAGTAGTCATTCATAGCGGCGTTTCCTCACTGGCTGCGAACGTTCCTCTACGTCTCTCCAAACTTCTGTGACGATTGCACGAAGCTGTCGCTCCAGTCCCCTTTCCTCGATGTGTTGGATGATCTTTTCCCGGGATCCTTGCAAAAGGAACTCTTCCGCATCGTATGCCTTTTGATTAGATCCATCTTTGGAGATCTTCTCCCAGTGCTTTTCCTCAATCAGGTAGTCCACGCAGGACCCCACATCGTCGATGCCGATGCCGTAGAGAATGGGGATAATCGCCGACCGGTTCTTGCCATCCACTCGATTCTTTTTGATCTCCGCCAGCGTGGTGGATCCGATAGTCCGCTCCTTGCCATTGACGGTCTTAGTGATCTTTCCAACGACACTCGTCCAAATCTCCAATGTTGCATAGAAGCGCAGGGATCTTCCGCCGCTGCGGGTCTTTGTCTCAAATCCAAACCCAAGATTGTCGCGGGTCTGTCCGATGATGATCAAAATAGATCCAGTTTTTCGCAGCTCGGAGATGACAAGACGGATGTGTTCGGAATGGTATTTGGCTTTTCCATCGCCATAGGATCCGGTGGCCTCCTTTCCTTTTTCAATCGCCTTCTTGTTGTCCAGGAACTTGTCCCGGCTGGCGCTGCTGGTGAGCGAGTCTTGCGAATCCAGCACATAGATGAACGGTCTGCCACGATCGAGGCGGTCCCAAATGTGATGGTAGAATGATTCAACGGTTGTTGAAAAGATCGGCGCTCCGTCTCGTGTATAAGCCGGGGCCTTCATGCGGGAGGCCACAGCCTTCCCAAAATAGTGTTCAATGTCCATCAAGGCACCTCCCTCAACGTCATCGAAAACTAAATCATAATCCTTGAATCCCTTGCTGCGCATTGCTTCGGCAAAACAGGTCATGGACAGCCATGTCTTGCCCGATGCGGAATCCCCAACAAGGTAGTAGTATTTGCCAGCGACAAACCCGAAATCCGGGTTATCCGAGCATGCCAGATTAAGAAGGGTGCTGCCTGTTGAGACAGCACCCTTGTCGTTAAGCTGGACACGCTCGCGCTTAGCTGTGAGCTGTGCGCGAGGATCCATAATCAATCCCAATCGTCTTTGCTGCCTCGTGACGCAGGCCGGGAAGGCTGTCCAGACCCTCGATCCTGGGAGTGGTCCCGAAACCCTTCTTCATTCTCTCCCCGAGCGAAGCGATTCTTGCTGGTCGTCGGGGGAGGATCTTCGCGGGGAGGCTGTTCGTCGTTGTCTGCCTGTTCCCGGCGCGCACGACGGGTCGGAGGCGGGTCATCTTGCGGAGGCTGCTCCTGACGCCCGCGACGGGGCGGCGGAGGCGGATCATCTTGCGGAGGATTTTCCTGCTGCGCACGGGAACCCCTGCCACGATTGTTCTCAAAACGATCCCAGTCGGGCTCTGTCTCTGCATTGGAACCGCCCTGATCGTTGTTGTCCGCCGATTGCTCCTGACGCCCGCGACGGGGCGGCGGAGGCGGATCATCTTGCGGAGGATCTTCCTGCTGATCGCGACGGCCGCGCCGGGTCGGAGGCGGGTCATCCTGTGGGGCATCCTGACGGCCCCCACGACGGTCTTCCGGAGGACCTCCCGCTTTGTCGTCAGAACGGTCCGAGCGGATCTCCAGGAATGTCGTCTTGAGTTCATCGTATCCCGGCAAAATGAGGAGATCATCCAAACAGTAAGTTTCGTCCAGAATGCTTTCCGGGTAGTCCTTGCGCGGCTTGAAGTCGATGCTTTCCACATCGAGGAAGCTGAACCCGCCCATGGACTTCTCAGCAAGACCGACGCGAAGAGACAGCCCGCCTTCAAGGAAGAAGAACTGTTCCCATCCATCCTGGTCGTCACTGTTCCGGAGACGGGCGTCGAGCGCACGCCCGAAACAATGATAGGACATGTCCCAGAGCTGGATCCCTTTGTCCGGGTTTTTCAGGTCGATGACGTTGAAGAGCTGCCGCTGCTTGTCAGCCAAATCCTTGATGGCCTGTTCGTCTTGTTCATCCCCACGTTCGCGAAGCCTCTGTCGGTGTTCGCACACCGGACAGGGCTTCTTTGCATTGGCACGCGGGCACAAAAAGGATTCAGAATTTGCACCCAATCCGCGATGGGCAAAGTAGGTTCGTTCCCAATGGATTGCCCCTTCCTGTGCCCATGGGTTGCCTTTGCCAGCCACGAACGGAAGGATGTCGATTAGGATCTGGCCGACCTTCGGCTTGAAGAGTTGGACACCGTCCGGAAGCTTCAAATAGCTTCCGGTGAAACCGAGCGACTGCTTCTCAGCTCGCTGGCGTGCCGATGTGTAATTGAGCGATCGGCGCTCGCGTTGGTCACGTCCCATAGTTTGTTTTCTTTTGTTGTTGGTTGTTGGTTGATCAGTCTGCGCGAGGACCCGGGCGTCGAACACGGTCCTGGGTCATGCGCTGGACTACTTTCGTCCCCTCTGGGGACAATTTGGGGTTGGCAAAGTAGCTCGTCCCGTGGAGTTCGACAAGAAGAGTAAGCGCCCGCTTCTTGTGCTCCAGAGCCCAGACTAGCGCCTGGGAAAGTTCAGCATCCCGCTTGGCGTCGTTGAGCTTGGTGAGAGCGTTGCGATACTCCTTGAGTCCAATGACAACAGACTCCACCCCGCCCTCCGTCACCTTTTGCAGCCCATATTTGTCCGGACGTTCCCGGATGTCCCGTTGCAGGTCGGATTTGACAACGTCCAAAGCATTCTTGGCCTCGTCCACATCCATCCGGGCTTCGGCCGCGTGAAACGCCGCATTGAGGTAGTCAGAGGCAAGAGAGATGCACTCCTTGTCAAGGTTGTCGGGGTCGATCTGGACGATCGATTTCGCGTGTTCTTTGTAGTCGCTCATGTTCTTATTATGTCGTGCAGTTTGTAGTTTTGTTTTATTTATTTGGCTTTCGGATGTAAGGGGGATACTTGCTGAGATCGAGCCCCAGCTTGCGGGCATAGTAACGTTCGTTGGCCATCCGCTTCCATTCCCGCACCTGTTCCAGAGTGCGGTGCCTCTTTGGTGGCAGCCCCATTTGGGCCGCTTGGTTGTCCTTGGTTCGTTGCAGCATGGCCCGTTGCTGCTCCCTTGTCATTGGGGAGATCAGCCCCATTTTGATAAGCTTCCTTCGGTAGCTTTTCTTGCAAAGAACCGAAACGGATTCATTTTGCATACACCACCTCCCAGCAAGCGGCGGCGAGGCCAGCTTGCTTGCTGTCGTAAAAGTTGCGAGAGAAGCAATCAATGATCAGGTAAGCACGAGGCGCCAGCTTCCCGCCGCTGAGAAGGACGGACCGGGCATATCCCAGGATCATGTAACGGATGCTCTCGGGCTCGTCTTGCAGATCCTTCAAAATGCTGGCGACTTCCTGCCACTGACAAGAGGGATTGATCAATGCCCGGGCAAGCAAGATGGCCTGATCCTTGACCTGGGCGGCTTTTTCCAATCCCTCAAGCATGCTCTCTTCATTCCTCAAATTCCCCACCTGTTCCAAAAGGACAAGAGCTTTGCGGGGGCTTCCCTCGGCGCAATCAATGATTGTATCAACTACCTTCTCCGTCAGGGCCATTTTCTCTTTTTGCGCCACCGTAAGGATAAGATCCTTCATGGCACTATAAGCAACCGCATCGAGCTTGACCGCTGTGCAACGAGTGTGGATGGGTTTGGAGATCTTCTGGGGGTCTGTTGTGCAAAGGACAAAGTAGACGTGCGGCGGAGTGTCCTCCAAGAGTTTGAGAATGGCGCTTTGTGCATCACCTGTGAGTTTCTGGGCCTCGTCAATAACCCACATCTTCACTTTTCCGAAAAATGGGGCAGACCGCATGCGGGCGCGGATCTCGCGAATGGTGTCAATGCCTTTGAAGTCCGCACAATTGATTTCAAAATAATCCTCAGTAGAGCATTCGAGCTGCCTTCGGATGATTCTGGCAAGGGTTGTTTTTCCACACCCGGATGGTCCATGCAGAAGAATGGCGTGAGGGACGTTGGCACGCTTGAAGAATGCTTCAAACTGTGACACGGCCTTTTCCTGTCCGACTACCCAAGCGAGGGCGGGTGGTCTGTGCTTGTTGTAAAGATTCATTTTGTTTGTGTGGTCAGCGTTTCCAAAAACAATCTAAAGTTTGTTGTGCTTTTCTGGTTGTCGGTGGGGTGCAAAAAGCGCCCGTCCTTGAACTTCATTTCGCGCTTCTCAAACCAGTTGTTGGGGGCGATCTCGTATTCAATCTCCGGTGACACGACTAGCCAGGGATACTTGAGCGGCAAGCCCTTTGTAGTCACACGCTCAACCAGTGTCAGATATTCGCAAACCTCGTCATACGGCACATCTGCGATCAGAGAATCATGGATCTGCCCAACGATCTTCGTCGCCATCCCTCTTTGCTTAATGGTGCGCTGGATTTCCGTGAGCGACCAGAGCAAGCAGTGAAAGGCAGACCCTTGAATTGGGTAGTTGGTGCAGGCGTTTCGCCCGAAGATGCCGTGGACACGGAAGCCGGTGAGGATGTCAAAATATCCGTTATCGAGGTAAGCCTGATACCAGTCCCGGCGCCATTTGCCATAAACCTGAAATCGATTGTTCCAGAAATCATCCTCGATTGCTTGAAGATGCTCGATGAAGGTTCCCGGCTCCGGGTCATTCTCTTTGTCATCCGGATCCCAATCCCCAAGCTCATGAATGCCCTGAGACTTGAGATATTCAAGCATCGGGACTTCCCCGACTTTCAACTTCCCTTTGATCGCCCAGTCCCAAAGGCTCTTGGCGCATGTGTAAAACCAATCGCCGTAGAACTGGGGAAAAACGAATTTATTTTTTGCACCGTAACGAGCGTCCTTGCTCACATCCTTCGGATCCACGCAAAAGATTTGCGCCGCCATGTCCCGGTGCATGTCCTTGCCCGGGGTGGTGATGTAAGAGATGAAATTTGGGTCCCGGTGGTAGGATGCCGACAGCGCCACCTCAATGCCCTTGAAATCGTTTTCGCAAAGAACACATCCAGGGCTTGGAGTGAAGTTTGTGCGAATGATTTTGCTGATCTCTTTGTCGCGGACGGGCTGGTTTTGGAAGTTAGGCGCTGAGGAGCTGGACCGGTAGGTGCGGGCGGAGTCCAGGTGGAAGAAAGGATGCAGTCGGCCGTCGCATCCAATCTCGGTTTGAATCCCTTTAAGAAATGTCCCACGAGCTTTCTCGTATTTCAGAAAGCGGACAAGCTTGGGAAGCGTCGGGTGTGAGATCGTGCTAAGGGCCTCTTCGTCTACGGAAGGCTGCCCCTTGTCCGTGTAGGACGGGATGGGAAGCCCCAGGTCTGTATAAAGGACGGAAGCGAGCTGCGGGCCGGATGTGATATTGGCAGAGACACCATAACGACGCACCCAGCGTTTCCACAGGTCCGAGTCCATGACCTCTTTACGCAGGCCAGCGGACAGGCTTTCGAGGCTGATCTGTGTCTTCTCCAGGCACTCCTCATTGATCTTGAGTCCGTTAGACTCCACTTGAGCAAGTGCAATGGACCCCTCATGAAGGAGACGGTAGCCTTCCTGTCGAAGTGCAGTGAGTGAGGAGATGGCCATAGGCTATGTTTAAATGATGAAAGTGCCTCAGACAGTGTCTTTGTAGCCCATGCGCTCCCGCTGCATCTTAGCGAGCCTCTCCTCTAGGAAGGAATCTATCCCGTTGTAAATGAGCAGCGTCTTGGTGTCGATCTCCGCAATCCGGTTGTAGCGCCCTTCCTTCGAGTCAAGGTAGGGCTCAACGGCGGCATTGTAGACCGGGACCCCAAGCTGGACAAACGCCTGGAACTTGAGCGAGCAGATGCCGGGGCGGTTGTCCAAGCAATGCGTAGCCAGCATGGTGTCCCAGTGCCAGTTATTCATGCCATGTCCGAATGTCCTCAAAGTCCACCGTTCTTCAAATTTGAGGTTGCTGGCGATCTTAGGAACGTCTGACAAAATAAATCTTTTTATCGCCATCCAGAGTTTCGAGGACTTGGAAGGCCACGGGAAGGCAAAGGTGTCTTCGCCATTCCCAATGGCGCATGAGAAGATGCGCGACTTGGAGAATTCCGGTTTCAGGCAGTTCGTTTCATAGTCGATGGCGGTTGGAATTCCACGGTCGATCACGTCCAGGATCGCGGCTTCCGCCAAATCTTCGTTGAAGATCAGGCGAACGTGGCGATTGAGATCGGTAAGAGGCTGTGGATCTTTGCGGATCTGAATGGCTGCCTCGATGTCGTTGGAGAAATTGCGCTCCAGCAGTGGAGTGCGCGCCCGCAAAACATCCTCGGGGGAGAACGTCGGACAGACCCAGTAGTCTTTGAATGGGATTTGGCAGCCGGTCCAGCGATCGATCATCCCAACGTCGGCCCATTGGTGGGCAATGACAGACGCTAGTGCATGGCGCCCCATGGGAATAATCACCCGAGGGGCCATTTTCTTAATCGTGTCGTTCAGGTTTGGGCGGCAGAAGTCAACGATCTCCCGGCTCATGTCGGACGTGTGGCAGATGGCGGCGGACGTAAAAACGGCGTCCTTCTCTGGGTCTATCCCTACGCTGCGAAGCGTCTCCTTAACGAGCTTGCCTGAGTCCCCAGAGAGCAGCCTACCCGCTTCATCATCGTTTTTGGTGGGAGCATCTAAAACGATTAAAATAGATTTCCAGCCCTCCCCGATAGGTTGAAGCTTGGGCCACTTGCATTTGGTATGCAGTTTGCAGGCCCCGCATGCTGGGATCAGCCTGCCCGGCTTACGCAGGAGATCAGATTGAGCGAAGAACCCCATGCTACTTGATGGGCTGACGAGGCTCCCATGCTTGGCAGTCTTTGGTCTGTCCGGCGATCATACGAAATCGTTCCGGAAGTTTCTTCGTCCAAACGGGGGCGCTTTCAGGAAATGGTTTCGTGCAAAATCCATTTTGACAAACGGTGCGTTGCCAATGGATGCAATTAGAACAGCGGGGAGTGTTATCTGTTTTCGGCATGGAGAAGCTTGAAGAGAGTGAAGATCGGAGCGAGAAAAGCGGCGAGCCCCCAAAACCACATCACGCAGCTACCGAAAATTTCTCCTGGGGTGCGCTTGTGCCTGAAAAGCAGGTGGTCCCGCATCTCCGTTGGAAACCACATCGTCCAATTGATCCAGAAGCAAAGCAGTAACGCTTCGGACACGAGTGCGGAAATGTCCGCGATGTTGATCGTCACCATAACAGCACCTCTTTTCCGTTTTTGGTCAGGTAGGCAAAGCAAATCTGATTCCACTGCACATCTGGAAAGAGGCTCTTTGAGACGAGTATCCTTGCATCATCGGGGACGTTCACGAGAAACTGTCTGAGCTGTCCAGCCGTTTTTGGAAGGACCCCGAGCTGGCTTGGATCAATTGGCCGATCGGGGCGCCGGGAGATTTGCAGCTCACGATCTAGCTCGAAGTTTCTAAGTTTCTCTTTCTCCAGTTCTTTTCGTAGATGAATGACGTGCTTGGAAAGAGTTTTGTTTTCTTCTTGCGCCTCCCGCAGATCATTTTGAATGGTCTGCATTATTAGGCCCTGCTCCAGCTTCACGTCGTTCCCTGACTCTGTCTTCGCGGCAAGGAGTTTTTCCACGTCCATCCCCAGGCACTCCAACGCCGTTTTGCTGTCTTGGATGTAGGTGCCGATAGCGTCAGCAAGGAGTTTGATTGCCTTCTCGTGGCCCGTGGCTGTTTCACTCATGGCTGTCCTTGTGGTTGGTGAGCGCCATTTGCTTCCACTTTTGCGACTGCTGCTAGGAGTTCATCCCGCTGCTTCAAAAGGCATTGCAGACAAATGCCCTTTTTATCGGTGTCCGACTTGTCCACCAACTCACAAGGTGGGTGCGGGGTGTTGCAAGTGCGGCAGTTCATTTAGTTAGATTCTTTTCGTTTCGGCCGAAGTGCCGAAATGTAGATCCAGTTCCCTCCCGTGACTTTCAATCGCTCCTCACCCACTTCCGCCTCTTTGTAAAGTTCACCAATCTGTCGCAGAAGTTCGGGGGCAATAAGAAAATCCAAAGGGGGTCCACTGTAAACCACATCCTTGATTTCCTTATACCAGCCGATGTGCCCTTCCCCAACGATCTTTAGTTTCCCAGGGATCATTGACACGGAGACGACGGGATCACTCCCGTCTTCACCCTCAGCAAAGATGGCGGCTCGATCACACGCCTTCGCCAGATCCTTTGGAATGGATGTTGGGGTGCCTTTGAACGCTAGGACCGGCTCCAGGTCTGGAAACTCCTCTTCATAACGACGGCAAGAGATCGTCACACCTTGCGAAGACTTGAAGTGAATCCAGGAGTCCGCCAAAGACACTTGCTCGATCGCCATATTGCAGATGTTGGCGATTGAGGTTCCACGCACGATGATCGACGACTCAAAGCCGGTCTTGATTCGGCATCGAATCATCTGCCGGTTGTCACAAGCCTCGATGCCGTCAGCGAAAAGATGGACGCAGGTCGTTACAAATTTAGATTCATCTTTCCCAACGCAGTGTTGGACCATGCCAACGGCCTCGATGATTTCCTTTGGAAGTTTGCGCCAGTCGTTGGGAGGCTCCACCCGGTCAACCGGCAGCGTGATGTTTGGGTCAAGAGCAATGGAGAACTTTTTGCCGTGCCCGCCAAAGCATAATTCATTTTGAATTTGTTCCACGTCCAGGTGGGTGTCCTGGATCTTGTGCAGGACGTCCGTAAGAGCCTTGGCTACCACCGCCCCTTCCACACCTTTAAGCAGGGAAGTGCGTCGGCAGGACACTTCATCGTTGAACGTGATGACCTTCCCATTTCGGAAGATGAAGCATGCAGACTGCTCTATGTTCTCCCGTGGTGCCAGTCCGGCCCGGACGGACTCCAATTCAACTAGCAATGCCTCCCGCTCGATTTTCATTTTTTGAATTTATTTTTGAAGAACCCAAGAAGAACGAGAACGTTGAGAGCAATCCAATAGAGCAACGCTCTCGTTCTGCTTGTGGTCCATGGACCGTTAAACTTCCTCCCGCCAATGCGCCAGTAGCGGCGGAGCATGTTTTCTGAATCGTAGAATTCAAGTCTCATAAAGAGAAAGGCCGCTTGGCGAGTCAGTAAGTGAACGGAGGTGGGGAGGCGGGACCGTTCACCACGCAACGCCAAGCGGCCAAATGATCAGTTCTTGGCGTCGGCCGGTTTCAGGCGATACTCAATAGTGCGCCGGGCCTCGAACAGTCCTTGCACGGTGGCGAGATAAAGACGGCCGCGAGCATTCCGAAGATCAATACCGGCCTCTTCCGCGATCTGCTTGTCCGTCTTCCAGGACTTGGAAACAACCTCGTTGACCTTGGCGGAAATAGTGCCTTCGCGGCATCCGAACTTGTCAACCGGCTGTGCAACGCGGGAACGGGGCTTCTTCTCAGGAGCGGATCCTTTTCCGGGCGGCTTCGCAGGGGCCTTCCCCTGTCCCTTTGCCTGGGGTTTCACGGGTGGCTTCGCAGGAGCCTTTTCGGGCTTCGCTGCCTTCTCCGGTTTGGCTGCCTTTTCGGGCTTCGCAGGCTTCTCCTCCTTGTCGTCGATAACTTCAATCGTGTCGTCGGCCCCCAGCCCTGCCAGCTCGCTGTAGAGCTTGGCATGTTCAGAGGGGACATCGTCGGCCGCAAATCGTTCTGGGACCTGACGGAGCCGGTCCGCCATGACATCCTTGTCCCAGTTGGGGGCGTTCTTGACCCCGAGGGCTGCCATGAGTGCGAGAGCTGCGCTGAGTTTGATCTTCATGCTAGATGGTGCTGAGTTGATTGTTCACTCTCCCCTATTATGTCAGGCTCGTTCGGTTTTTTGCAAAATCGTGCAAATTCACCAACACGATACAAGACAGGGGTTTGCAATCTCCAAACAGCCAGCCACCGTGACACACTTGCTTTCAAAGTAAGTGCCCTCCCGAAGAAGAATCCAGTTAAGGCGGAAAATGCCTTTCTCCTTTTCAGCTTCGGTTTGGTTGATCCCGGCCATGCCGGTCACATGGGCCAGCTTGCGCTTGTCCTCCGAAAAGTTCTCACGACGGAGCAGGCCCTTTCCGTAGGAGGCTGCATCGGCCTGAGTGGCAGTAACAACGAGGACGTGATACTTCTGGGACATCCTGCGAAGCGCCTTCCAGGTTTCATTGATCTGGTGCCGGTAGTCTTCGGGGGCACCCCTCTCCGGGGCCAGAATATCAGCGTAATCAATTACCAATGTGTCAGGCACCCAGTCATTGCGGATCATTTCATCCAAGTCGTTGCAAATGTCTTGAACGGTGGTGGACCCAGCAGGAGTGCAACGCAACTTGAGCATGCTGCGTTTTGATGCTGTCGTGAACTGAATCTTTTTAATTACATCCGCAATGTCCGCCTTGGTCAGATCGTCTTTGAAAACGACCTCCTCTGTCGATGCAGCGGCTTCACCTAGGGCATTGCGTTTGAGTGTCCTGGGGATCTGGACCGCGCCATGACGGATAGGCCGCTTGGTGGCGCGGCTTGCTATGCGCCGCATCATCTGCCGTTGAGTCATGTCCCCAACGGAGTAAAGCACAGTGCGGCGCTTCCCAATGGCGGATCTCCAAGCCATGTCGATCAGGAAAAACGAGTTGTGAACAACCACGTCACCGGCAACAAAATTGTGCGTGACGGAAACCCCTAAATCGTAGGTATGTCGTTTTCCTACCGGCACAATTTCCACTATTTCGTCCCAAAGAACTGGAGTGTCAATCATCTGCAACACCGCAGGATCCGTCACGTTTCTGAACGTGGCTCGCATCATGGGCTGGCGCAACCTAAGTTGCTCTCGAATCATTCCAGACGTTTTGCGGCTAAACACCCGTAAGACACTTCCCCTCCCTCGCAACTTCACCATTTCCCAAACGGAACGCACTACTTCGTATGGAATCCTATCCAGGAAGGATCTCCCCATTGAAACGATCGCTTCCGGTTTGGTGTGTTTGTAGGAGTTAAAATTGATTCGATTAAGAAACAGTTGCACATATTCACCAGACCGTATCTCTATCTTCCACGCATCAAACTCTTTCCCACCACATTTCTTGGGGGCGTATTGGAACTTGTGGACGATCCCAAAACGCATAAGCAAGTGGGATATTTGTCGAAGCATTTTCTCGCTGGCCAATGTAAGGCTGATTTCAAGGCTTCCATTGATTTTGTAAATGGACCCATCACAAGTGAAAAACACACGCAGGAATAAAGCCAGTTGTTCCTTGGGAAGCCGCATGATGGATTGCGGAATTTGCTTGGTCTTGGAATAGCAACCGGCCAATCCGTGTTTGCGAATCAGTGTCCGTCCATTGCCACTCAAACCAAAACTAATCCCACGTCGCAGCACGTTCACGCCAAGAACGCCACAGCATTTGACAAAATCCTCCACAGTTTTTGGGTCCTCTTTTGTGAAGCTGCACGCATGTCCCGCGAATTCCCCTTTGTCATAAACGGATACGGTGCAACCATCCGCCAGCATGTAGGCGATGAACCGAATTTCTTCCTCGTTCATTCGTTCCGTTCCGAAAAATGGGGATTCCTTTGGAGTGGCGATGAAGTCACCGGCACGAAAAGAGTTGGCGAGTTTCCAACCGCTAACGGATAGCAGGGGATGATTCAGGGTGCACACCAACTCCTTTCCGGTTTTAGTTGTGATCTTAACACACTCCTTTTCGCCATTGTCCCAATGTTGTGCAATTGGAGCGGTGACGAAGTTACCAAATCCATCCAACGTCACAATGCGCGTTTTGGCTTTCTTCTGAACTAACTCCGCGATTGTCCGAAGTTCCCCATTGGCCAGTTGAACTTGTGTAGATCCATCCAGACACTTGCCCCGCTTTTCGGGTGCAAGGAACGAAATAAATCCATCTCGTGACAGATGCTCACCGAAGAACTCACCTAGTGCGTTCGGATAATGAATGAGCACGTCGGACTCCTGGTGCTCGATGGCGTCAGCCCAAGCGTCCGCATCGGTGAACACGTCAACAATGTCGGTTGTGGCAAACTTGGTGGGGGTGTATTCGGCAATAAGTTGCCTGCAACTTTCTAAATCTTTTTTAATCAGCTCCGATTCCAGGCTTTCGTTTAGCTTCTCCAATCGGACGGTATCGAAGTGCCGGGCTGCCACATCCAGCAAGTGATCCTCATTGATCGTGGTGGTGTCGCTTTGTTCACTTAATTCAACTAGAAACTTCTCAACGAGTGGGGTGGCGTCGTCATCTTCGTTGGTTTCAGCCCAAGCTCGGAACAGCGCGACAATGTCCTTGTTCGGAGCCTTGTCATATTTCTTGTGATAGGCGAGGCACCATCCAGAAACGAGGTTGGCCCAGCGGGAACGAAACGGCTTGTGCTTGCTGGCGGACAGGTGTGCTGTGAGTTTTGAAAGAATCCTATCATTTACAATCATCCCTATGAGGACGGACTTTTCATCACTGGCTTGATACTTGTGGATTTTCATGAGATCTCGGACCTGTCGTATGGGGCGCCCTTCCACTCCTCCGTGTGGATGACCTCCCTTGGCTCTTGGGATGACTCGCCGCCCTCCGATCGCTGCATGGCCTTGAAGACGCTCATGTAGCGATCGGCAAAGGTAGTGGCGGAAATGCAGTTGGGAACGTAACGATTGCGGAAATTGGCGAAATACCAAAGCAGGGTGGTGTGGACTTCTTCGTAGGCTCTGGCGGAGGACTTGCCTGTGCTGGACTGGACCATACCCAACAGGTCCTTAAATGCTTCGACCCATTTGTGCATCACAGGCTTGGTGCGTCCAATGAGAAGCCTGTTTTTGGAGCACCATGTATAAAATAATTTAGCTAGTGTTTGTGCATCACTGGGAGGAGTGGCACTCTCCATTTTCGGAAAACACGCCGCGCCGCCCTGCGGCGCATGGTTATTACTATTCTTCTCCTTATTACTATAGGGCGGGTTATCCGAGGCTTCGGTTTTCCGTGTGTCGGACTGGGCCGTTGTCGGTGAGGGTTTTACGCCGACAGTCTCGCTAGTTTTGGTCTGGGGAACCTCGTGAATGACCCAGGTTCGCCCTGTCATGAGTCCTGTTTCAGGGTCCTTCTGATACTCCATGACGGCGTGCCCGGCCTCCTTCAACTCATTCAAAGCGGACCAGACGGCAGTCTTGCCATCCGTGGAGCGATTGACGAGGTCCTCCGTCCTGACTTTCCAGTTGTCCGGCTTGCTGAGGAGGTAGCAGAGAAGTCCCTTGGCTTTCCAGGACAGGTTGGGATTGTCGAGGATTGATCGATCAATCTGGGCGAAAGGGTTTTCTCGCCTCTGAATTCGGCAAACGGACATAGCTTTGAAAAGAAAGACCGTTGCCTAGGTGGTTTGGAAAGCGAGACCAGAGGAGCGCTCCACCTAGGCAACGGTTAAATTGTCAAAACTACATGGCATGCTCTGGTCTACTATCGGGCTTTCCAAGACCCGGTTCCTTGCGGAACGACGCTTCTCTATTCCAACCACTGGACCTTTGCAAGAGCCATTTGACAAAAATTGCTTTCGTGTTACGCTGGCACCTGGATTAGGTTTCGTGTGGTTCTTGTGGTTCACCCCTCCGGATGGCTCCCGGAGGGGTTTCTGCTTAAATAGCCACTTGAGCGTTTAATCCTACCCGTCCGCCCCTTTCAGTGTCTTCACCCTCTTCGGGGGCGTTTGCTGCGTTACGTGTGGACTAGGACCATCTCCCGGAGCAGGGCGGGGCTTTTTGCGGCGCATTTGGAGTGCCTTGTTTTCACCGAAGCGGGGGCGGTAAGCCCAGAGGGGGCACATCTCAGACAGGCAATCATCCACCATTTTTCTGTCAAAGTTGCAGCATTCGAGGCATTTAGCCCGGATTGCCGCCCGTGCGGATGCTTTGCCGGTGTAGGCTTTTTCGAGGATCCCGGCGCTTTTGGCGTAGTGCTGGCGGCAAATCTCCAGCCGGGCGTGTTGTTTGGGGGTCATTTTTTGCGAATCCAGGAAACGATCGGGCCGATGAAACCGAGCCCGTAAACGAATCCGTAGAAGAAGGCGATGATGGGGTTGTCTGTCAGTTTACGCGGAGGCACAGCAGAGGTGACAGGTTGCCTCTGCTGTGCGGTTAAGACGGGGGGCGTGCCGAAGATCTCAGGATTGAGCCTCCTGACGGCTGGACTCACCTTCCCCGCCAAGTCGGATAATCTGATTTTGCTTTTCACGAGCTTTTTTCGCCTCTTGCGCCGCGATGCGTGCGGCAAGGATGCGATCTTTGCGTGCTTGGTTGCGGCGCCGTTGTGCTGCTTTGTGTGCTTGGTTCATAGTGATTAGAGGGTCCCTCCCCTGCTCTCCTGCCACACGGCAGGCTGGCGGCACCTACCCTGTTGTGCATTCACCCATACACTCCGCAAGGCACCAAATCCGTGAGCAGGGGAGGGAAATCATACAACCCTATTATGTCACAGGGTTTCAAGTTTCGCCAACTTTCTTAATAGATTTAGCTCGTGTTCGCTGGCTTCGCCCGGATCCTTGGCGTCTAGCTCAATTCGCTCGGTCACTCCTGGGAAGCAAGCCAGCTCATTGGCTAGGTGCTCTGCCTTGCGCTGGGCGGTCGAGCCCGAATCAAACACGATGTAGCGGTAAGGGATTCGTGAGAGTTTTTCAATTTGCGCCGTGGAAAAAGCGGTCCCAAATAGCGCCCCGGCTCCTGGGCCTATTCGCCACGCATCCACCGGACCTTCCACGATGATGATTGAGTTCCGGCAGTAGTCCATTCCGTAGACTAGGGACTTGTGATTGATCGCCTCCTGTGCGGCTGATGCGGACAGGTATCGCTGTGTCACGCGATCTCCGATTGCTCGCGTTGTCCAGGACACAAGCACATCTTCCCAATAAATCGGAATGAACACGCGCCAGGAGTAGCGCCCCGCCAGACCGAGCCCTTGCACTTTCCAGATGCGTTGGATTCTGTCCACGTCAAGGCCCCGGTCTTCCAGGTAATGGATGTGCGCCGGAAGTAGGTCCGACACTCCTTGGGGCAGCTCCGCTTCTTTTCGTGTGCGCTCTCGCTTGCGCACAGGCACCGTCTTGAGGCTTATCGCGTCCTTAACTAGATTCTTTTTAAGACCAAGCTTGATCCAGGTGGCGACAGAAGGATGCCCGCCGCACTTCCAGCAGGAAAAGAATCCTGCGGCTGTGTTGTAACCAAGCAGGTAGTTGCTGGACCCGCACCATGGACACTTGCGCAACTGGATCCAGCCGGGGCGGCAATGATGGTGGCCGGACTCCATGGCCTCCACACCCAGGTCTTTAAATAGATCTAGTGCGTTATCCATTTACGGGAGGTGTGGTCTATGCGTTTGATGGCTTTTGCGCTCGGCGGAAGAGATTCTTTGGCGAAGCTGTCTAATTAATAGATTCTTTTCGTGGAGCACAGACAGATTGTGCTGAAAGGCTTCGTGCGTGTCCCGTTCCCTTTCTAAAGCGTCATTGCGCTGTTTCACCAGATCGTCTATGCGGCTGGAAAACTCCAACATCTTGCGGTCCCACTCCGCCTCAGCTCGATACTGGTCAAACGCCATGTAGAACACAGCTAACGCAAATAAAATAAAAATAGCTAGTGGCATAGTTTTTTCATGTGGTTTGTGACGACGGCTCCGTAACGTTTTGTTGTATTTCGTTTCCAGCCGTTTGGCCCTCCTGTGTGGATCCGCGCCACCGCCTCCCAGTTGCCAGCCTTGATGTGTTCGCTGGCCCATCGCTCCATGCAGGCGTTCACCACTTTGACGGAGTAGTCATACTTGCGGCAATCCTGGTAGGTCCCGCCAAGGTTTCGGAATTCCATGGCGCTTTTCCAATAGATCTTGTGAATCTGAAAAGGTCCGATTGCCCTCCCGCCGTCACCGTCTTTAATTCGATTTGTTTTCCCCCTGCTCTCGGCGTAGTGAAGGGCGGCGATAAACCTGGGGGGAAGGTCTGCTTGCAGTTGCAGACACAAAACGACTAGCCAAATCCATTTCATAGTTTGTTAGTTCGCGCCACGAACTCGCGCATGAGTTCAATGATCGCATCTCGGATTGTTTTGGTTTGCTTGGCGCAAGCCGCTTTAAACGCGGCCTTCGTCGAGGCCGGGACGTGCTGCACAAGCAGCGTTTGGGTGTGCCCTGCGGCGGCAGGAGAGATCTGACTGCGTTTACTCATGTCTGGATTCTTTCAATAGTTGGTCAAAAACATCTAGCTCTTCCGAGTCCATCTCGCCATTCAAAATCGCATCCAATGTTGCGGCACGCTCGCGCAACAATTGGGCAAGCCGTTCCTCAATGGTCCCCATGGCCACGAGATAGTGAATCGTGGTTTCCTTACGCTGGCCGATGCGGTGGATGCGGTCCTCTCCTTGTAATAGGTCGCCAGGAGTCCATGGGAAATCAAAAAAGGCAAGATCCTGGGCGGCGGTGAGTGTGAGCCCCATTCCTGCGGCTTTCGTGTTGCCAAAGAGCCAATGTGTGTTCGGGTCTTTTTGGAAACGCGATACTGCAATCGCCCGGTTCTTTGGGGAGACACGACCGTCTATTAGAACAGATCCCGGAAATGTCTGTGTGAGCTTGTCGAGGACCTTTGTGTGCATGCTAAAACCAACTAGCTTCTGCCCCGGTCTGCGCTCCGCAAAGTCCTTGATCCATCGAATAATCAATTCCATTTTTAAATCCGCAGCCAGACGCAACAGATAGCCGACTTTGGTTAGCGCAATGTTCTTCGATGCGCGATGCGCCCGCCCGGGGGAAGTCTCCCGCAGCCAGCCGATGAAGTTGCGCTTCGCCTTGTTGTATTCGGTATAATCGGGAAGCCGCATGCGGACCATGGTGCGATTCTTTTCAGGCAGGTCTGTCAGCACGTCTTTCTTTAGTCGGCGTATTAAGCAGGAGCCTTTCAGAATCCCATGCAGCTCTGCAACGTTGGTGGCGCCGTGGTAGGTCCAGCCCCGGCGTGCATCCCATTTCGGAGAGCAGTAGCGCCAAGCGTAGTCGCTCTTGCTTGGGAAAAGTTTCGGCTCAATAACATGGAGGACGTGCCATAGCTCGATCGGCCGCGTGGTCATTGGCGTTCCACTCAGCCCAACAACAGACCGGCAATTTTGCGCCAGTTGCCGGGACGCCGTGCTGCGTTGGCTGGATTCTTCTTTGATGTAGCTGATTTCATCAAAAATGATGCACTCCGGTCCGAACTCCAACAGCGTGGGAAGCCAGCTTTTTAGAAGATCGTAGTTGATGATCA